GGCATCATCCTTTGCGCCCGCCAGTTCATGAACTCGCTCGACGACTCGAGTATGGAGGAAATCAAAGCAGCCATACGCTCCGAACCATGGCTGCACGCACATTACGACATCGGCGAAAAGTACATCCGCACGAAGTCGGGCCGCATCGCTTACAAGTTCGCGGGCCTTGATCGCAACATCGACAGTATCAAGTCAAAGTCGCGCATCAAGCTCTGTTGGGTAGACGAAGCCGAGCCCGTCACCGAAGAAGCTTGGACCAAGCTCATACCGACGCTGCGTGAAGAAGACAGCGAACTGTGGGTGACTTGGAATCCCGAGAGCAAACGTAGCCAAACGCACCAGCGTTTTCGGGTCAACAACACAGACCCGCGCTACCGCATCACGGAGATGAACTGGCGCGATAATCCATGGTTTCCCGAAGTGCTGGAACGCCAGCGCAAGCGAGACTTAGACCAGCGGCCAGACCAGTACGCTCACATATGGGAAGGGGACTTCAGGCACATTTTCGAGGGTGCCTACTACGTCAAGGAGCTGAGTGCAGCGCTCGCGAATGGTCGCATCGGCGCCGTGCCCTACGAGCCCAGCCTTCCTGCCCATACCGCGTGGGACCTTGGCAAGGGCGTCAACATGGCGGTGTGGATTTGGCAGATCGACGGCGGCAAAATCCGCGTCATCGACTACATCGAAGGCTCGCACGACGACGGCATTCCTAACCTAGTCGCGAAGCTTAACGCGAAGCCATACACCTACGGCACGGATTGGGTGCCTCATGACGCAAAGGTCAAGGAACTCGGATCGCAGCGCACTCGGATCGAGGCATTGCAGCGAATGCAGCGCAAGCCGCGGCTGGTGCCAGACCACAAGGTTGAAGACGGCATCGAAGCAGTCCGCGAAACGCTAGGGCGATGCTGGTTTGATACGGAACGTACGGAAGCCGGTCTCGACGCGCTTAGACAGTACCGCAGCGAATATGATGAAAAGAAGCTGGTCTTCAGCAACAACCCTTTGCACGACTGGACAAGCCACGCTGCCGACGCTTTCCGATACCTCGCCATGGCTTGGCGCGAAATCACCGTGAAGAAAGAGGACCCGAAGCCAGCCCATCACGTCCTCGAAGTAGGCAAGGACGGCGTGCTTCGCTCCAACATGAGCGTGAAAGATATCATCGAAATGAACCGCAGGAAACGCGCGCTGAATGACTGACCGTCAAGACGGCCAGCAGATCGAAACGGAAGCTAAAGCCGTCGAAGGGGGAATGACCCCTGTAGACGTGTGGCTAACCCATATCGAGAAAGCCAAGGAAGACGAGAAGGAATGGCGCGACCAAGCCGAGCGCGCGATAGAGATCTATGAGGCTGGCGACCCCGGCACCAATACGCAGGGCTCTGGCGGCAAGTCAGCGTTCAACATCTATCATTCCAACATTGAAACGATGGTGCCGGCGGCGTACAACTCGACGCCCATCCCGGACATTCGGCGCCGCTTCGATGAGCCCGATCCGGTTTCGCAGATCGTTGCCAACGTCATTGACCGCGCGCTGAGCTACAGCGTTGACCAGTACGAATTCGACACGACCATGCGCGATGTGGTCAGGGCCGCGTTAACAGCCGGCCGAGGCATTCCGCGCGTGCGGTACAAGCCGCAGATGCGGCAGGTCATGTCTCCCGATGGGACACCCGTCGAGGTGCCTGGCTATCAGGAAGTCACCTGCGAGATGGTGCCGTGGGATCGGTTCATCCGAGGCCCAGGCCGCACTTGGGATGACATCCCGTGGATTGCGTTCGAGCACGATCTTACCCGAGACGAGCTGGACAAGCTGGCCGGCGAGGACACGTCAAAGACGATTCCGCTGGCCGACACCGACCGCAAGGGCTCGCGAGAGGACAAGGCCAAGCCCGACGCCGGCGCGTTCAAGACCACGAAGGTGTATGAAGTATGGGACAAGCGCCGCGAGATGGTGCTGTTCATTCGCGACCAGCAGCGGACAGAGCCGCTTCGCGTCGAGCAAGACCCGTTGGAGCTGCCGGGGTTCTTTCCCGTGCCGCGATCACTTCAACCGATCTGGCGCATGTCGTCACTTACGCCGGTCTGCCCGTATGAAGTCTATCGCACGCTGATCGAAGAACTCGACACGGTCACGAAGCGCATTACTAAGCTGGTCAAGCAGCTTCGCGCCAAGGGTCTCTACAACAGCGCGATGAAAGCGGACTTCGTCAAGCTGCAGAACGCCGACGACGGCATCTATGAGCCGGTCGAGGATGCCAGTCAGTTCGCAGCCGGCGGCGGCGGCCTTGAAAAGCAGATCTTCAACTGGCCTATCGAGACCATTGCGGCAGTCGTCGAGCGCCTTTACCAGCACCGCGAAGCGATCAAGCAGACGATCTATGAGGTGACCGGGCTCGCCGACATCGTGCGGGGTTCAAGCCAAGCTAGCGAGACGGCCACGGCGCAGCAGATCAAGGCACAGTATGCCGGCCTTCGCATCCAGCACTTTCAGCGCGAGGTCGGCCGCGTAGCGCGCGATCTGTTCCGCATGAAGGCAGCTATCATCTGCAAGCACTTCACGACCGAAAACCTGCAGATTATGACGGGCATCCAGATCACGCCGGAAGTCGAAGAAATCCTACGCTCCGACGCGCTCCGCTCCTACCGCATCGACATCGAGACGGATTCGACAATCCGCGGCGACGTAGGCCGCAAGCTGGAGCAGATGAGCCAGTTTATTCAAGGCACGGCATCGTTTGCCCAGGCCATCGGCGGCATCGTCCAGTCGGCACCGCCGCTCCTGCCGATGTTCACGGAGGTCTACGCCTCATTCGCCCGTCAATTCGACCTCGGCAAGCAGGCCGAAGACGCGCTCGACCAGATGACGCAGCAAGTGCAGCAGTTCATGCAAATGCAGCAGCAGCAACAGCAGCAGCCGAATCCGCAGGTCGAGAAGGCCAAGATGGACGCTGAGGCCAAGCAGGCCGAAATGGGCATGAGGCGCGAAGTTCATCAGATGGATATGCAGGCCAAGCAGTTCGAGATCCAATCAAAGCAGCAGCTCGCCATGATCGACCTCGAAAGCAAGCAGCGCGGCGCCGAACTCGACGCACAGAAGGCGGTTCTCGGCGCACAGGTGGCGCAGCAGAAGGCACAAGCAGGCATGATGAACGGAGGGCCGCGGCAGTGACGCGCTACGTCTGGGACTCGAAAACCTTCACGTTTAAGGATCGCAAGACTGGCGAGCCCATGAAGATTGATCACCCCGGCGCGATATGCGCTCCGATGGTAATGCGCGATATCCCCGAGTATCGCAGCCCCATCGACGGCAAGCCCATCACGTCGCGCTCTGCACGCCGCGAAGATCTGAAGCGTAACGACTGCGTTGAAGTCGATCCACCCAAGAGGCCCCGAGGCTTCAAGAACCCCCGCTTTGCCAAGCGGCACGGGCTTCCCCTGTACTGAGGACATTGCATGGAAGAGCTAACCTCGGCGCCAGAAGCGCCAGAGACGCCGACACCTGCCGAATCTGCCCCCGCTCCCGCCGCTGAAACGCCGTCTCCGGCCGAAGCCAAGGAAGCGTCCGAGCAAGCCTATGACGACGACTTGCGGGCGGCATACCGCAACGCCACGCGCGAGCGAGACGACACCGGGAAGTTTGCATCGACGGACCCAAAGCCGGAGCAACCGGTTGAGGAAAAGCCCGTCGAGGCAAATCAGGAGGAAGCGCCGAAAGCATCGGCAATTCCTCCGCCGCAAAGCTGGAACGCCGAAGCAAAGGCCCAATGGGACAAGATCCCGCCCGAAGCGCGCAACTACATAGCGCAGCGGGAAGGCGAAGTTCACAAGGCGATTTCGCGGCTCGGCCAGTACGCGCGGGACATGGAGCCAATCGGGCAGGTAATCAACGCCTATGCCGACCGGCTGCAGCAACTGAACACGTCTCCGCAGGCCTACATCAACAACCTCGCAACCATGGACGTGTGGCTCACACGCGATCCAGTCGGGGCAATGAAAAAGATAGCCGAGACCTACAAAGTAGACCTCAGCTCAATTGCCGATCCGTTTGCGTTTCCAGCCGACCCGCAACAGCAGCAGACGACTGCCCAGCTTGAAGCGGCGAACCAGCGTATTGCTTACCTCGAACAGCTAGTAGGAGACACGCGCCAGCGCGTTGTGGGCCGAGAGGCCCAGGAGCACCAGGCCCGCCAGTCCGCCTACGAGCAACAGATCGAGGAATTTTTCTCAGACAAGGCCGACGTAAGGGAACTTGTCGATGACATCGAACTACATATCCAGCGTCTTCGGCGCAGCGATCCAAACCTGACCACGAAGCAAACCCTAGAGCAAGCCTACGAGCGCGCCAGGTGGGCACACCCCGCCACGCGCCAAAAGCTCATGGATGAGCAGCGGGTGAAGGCGGAAACAGCACGGCTGGAAGAGGCGAAGAAGGCGGCCACCACGGCAAAACGCGCGGCGGCCATCAACGTCAACGGTTCCGTTGCTCAGAAGGGCTCGCCGTCGTTTGACGACGACATGCGCGCGATCTGGCGACGCAACCACGCCAGCTAAGGGCTAACCAACATGCCAAGTCCGAATTCAACCTTCACTGAAATGGTCACCACGACCATGCGGAAGCACTACCGCAAGGTGGTGGATAACGTCACCGACAACAACGGCTTGCTGACCGTGCTCAAAGAGCAGGGTCACATCAAGACCGATGCGTCTGGCGGTTACGAAATCGCCATCCCGCTCAGCTACGCCGAGAACTCGACGTATCAGCGCTACAGCGGATATGACACGCTGAATATCGGCGCGTCTGACGTGCTGTCGTCGGCCAAGTATGACTGGAGCCAGGTCGCGCTTCACGTCACCGCGTCTGGTCGTGAGCTTCGGATGAACAACTCCGAACAGCGGATGATCAACCTTGTGAAGGCTCGCACGGATGTGGCGTTCGCCACGGCGGCGAACAACATGAGCGTCGATCTGTACTCCGATGGCGCGCTGTCCAACCAGATCGGCGGACTCGCGCACATGGTGACCAACGACGGCACCGGCACGGTCGGCGGCATCGTCTCCGGCACGTACACCTTTTGGAAGAACAAGTTTCAAGAAGTGGCAGGCGGTGACGTTGCGGTAGACGGCGCCTACAGCGGCACGGCGTTGACCTACGCCAACCTTCGGGCCGGCATGAATACGCTGTGGCTGGCCACCAACCGCGGCAACGACAAGCCAAACCTTCTGGTTGCCTCGCACGATATGTATTCGTTGTATGAGAGCGGCTTGCAGGACCTGCAGCGGTATGCAGACAGCAAGATGGCGTCGGCCGGCTTCGAGGCGCTTAAGTACAAGTCGGCTTCGGTCATCTTCGACGACAACACCAACTTTGGCACCACGGCAGAGAAGATCTACTTCCTCAACACGAAGTACATTTATCTGATGGAGCACCCCGACGCGCGGTGGACTGAAGACGACGAAAAGACCCCGGTCAACCAAGACGCCGTGGTCATCCCGATCTATTGGATGGGCCAGATGGTCTGCTCGAACCGCTCGCTGCAGGGCGTTCTTTTCGACACCGCTACCTGATCCAACGCGCACACAAGGAGCTTTATCATGTCTCTCTCTGCAGGCGCCCTGCTTACGGGCACTTGGACTGCGAACGAACTCAAAACGCTTGGCACTGCGCACAGCGTTGGCGATCATTTCATCGGTCCGGATGGAAAGGTCTATAAGTTCGTTCAGTACGACACGGGCGCCGGTCCCGTGGCGGCTGTCGCTGGTAACGTCTGCTACTATTACGCGCCGTCCGGTGCGTCGGCAGGTGCTACCACGGTGGTGACATCGGACCTGTCGGATTCGGCTGGCCTCGGTGCTGGCGTACTCCAGTCGGCTCCGGCCGATGGCGAGTATTGCTGGATTCAGATCAAGGGACCGGCAACCATCACACCGGCTTTGACGGCTGGCGCTGATGGTAACGCTCTGACAGCAGTTGGCGCGACGGACGGAACGCTTGACGTGTCCGCCTTGGTCACCGACTCGATCGTTGCCTACGCAGTCGATGCGTCGGCTAAGATCATTCTGTGTGACTTCCCCTGGTAACTCGGGCAAGGGCCGGGGGCAAACGCTCCCGGCCTCCCGTAAAGGAGCCATTATGGCCGCTGCAACAGCCCCTTTTCGCATCGTTAAGTTCTGGACTGAGTACAAGCGCGCCGCTGGCGGGCTGAAAGAAATCGATATGGTTGAGTATTGCGCTGTGGGCATGGCGTCGAAGGCGACTACCGTGGCGCGCGTGTCTGACCTGAAGCGCGTTCGCGATAACGTTGATCCTGACGACGTGGCCGGCAACATCGCCAAACAGCGCTGGGACTTTGTTTCTCGCGCATACGAGGCTTGGAAATCTGGACAGGCCACACCCGAGCACGGAACGCCTCTCGCTGCATGGCCCGGCATTACGCCGCAGCAGGCGGACATCTTTAAGCAAACTGGCCTCCGTTCCGTCGAGGACATTGCGACGGCAACGGACAGCGTTATCAATCGGGTGCAAATTCCAGGCGTCCGCGAAATACAAGCCAACGCTAAGCGGTTTCTGGAAGCCCAGGACGGCCAAAAGACGGCTGAAGCGCTAGCCGAGAAGGATCGGCAGATCGACGCGCTACAGGAGCAGATGGAAGAGCTTCGGCTGGCTTTTCTTGCTTCGCAGGCTGAGCGCCCCGAAGAAGACGCGCCCAAGCGCCGGGGCCGCCCGCCCAAGGCTGAAACCGAGGCCCACGATCAATGAACCTGCTGCAGATCGGACAGGCTGTCGCTGATCGCGTCGGCCTGCCTCGACCAACGTCAATCATCAGTTCGAGCGATCAGGTGACGCGCCAGCTCGTGGCGTTGGTGCAGCAGGAAGGCAAAGAATTGGCATCGCGCTATGGCTGGCGCGTGCTGACCAAAGAGAAGACGTTTACGGCCACGGCGACGGAGATCCAGTCCAGCGTTATCCCGGCCGATTTCGACCGCTTCGTCGATGGCACGTTTTGGAATCGCACCGAGAACCGTTTGGTGCTTGGCCCTGCATCGGCGCAGGAATGGCAGGCGCTGAAGTCTGATCGCATCCAAGCCGTGCATGACATTTTCCGGCATCGTGGCAACGACCTGCTGCTGTTGCCGACACCAGGCGCGGGCAATTCGTATTCCTTCGAATACGTTTCGACCTATTGGGTGGCGACCGCATCGGCCTCGACGACAGGCTCGCAAGAGGAATTCACCGACGACGGCGATATCCCTCTGCTTGATTCCGAACTGATGGTGCTCGGTGCCGCGTGGCGGTTCCTCCGGTCGAAGGGCCTCGACTATAGCGAGCCGTTTCGGTCCTACGAAGTGCTTGTTGCTCGCAAAATTGGCCGTGACGGTGGCGCGCCCACGCTGAACATGACCGGGCCGAGCGACAAGTATCCGGCGCCTAAGGCAACCATTCCAGACGGATCGTGGAACATCTCATGATGCTGTCCCCGCTTCGTCCGAACGCACGACAGCGCGCAGTTGTACGCCAGAAGGCCGTGCCGTTCCCGGTCGGCGGCTGGGACACGTCG